CTGGTGCTTTCATTAAGTCAGAGGACATGCCACTACTTGGTGGTAAGAACAATGGATTCACGGCTGCCCTTAAAGATAAAGACGGCAACGTATGGACAGGAGCTAACCACGGTCTCGCCTTAATAGACTTCATCTTGTAGAAGTTTATTACTTGTTTACCATTCCTATCAAACCAGAAACCATCCTTCTTATGATACTCATTCCCTTTCTTGCTCTTCCAGACCTGACCGTCTTTGCCAAAGTCTCCGAGTTTAGCAACGTCACTCTTTGCCGGGACAGGTTTGTCTTCCTTTTTATGAGGCTTCTTAGCTGATTCAGCTTTGCCTTTTTCTGCTTTCTCTTGGGCTTCCTTTGTGATTCTATCTGCAACTTGCTCCTCCAAAGACTTTAAAGCAGCAGTATCGGCAGCTTCTGTGTCGACACCCGCCTCTTCATTCTTCTTCTTTATATCTTGTAGCTTCTCGTCTACCTCTTTATCAGTATACAGTTGTTTGTTAGCTGTGAATGCAGCACCACCACCTATAATAGAATAAGGTAAGGTGACAAGACCTTCATACGCACCACTCTTAGCAGTATCTACTATACCGTCAAGAAATATAAGCAAAGCCTCCAGTTTACTCTTATCTGGATTGGATGCTATGACGTTAATAAAGTCATCAGGAAATGCCTGAACGAATTCAGTCAACCACTCCGTACCCATGACCTCACCCATAGCTTTGAGTTTCTTGACTATGAGCTTCCGCACTTTAAAGAACTTGGTTACCTTACTAATACCAAGTCCTTCCAGTGGGGCTAACGCTACTGCTTTTGCAGCAGCCAGTTTAGTAGCCCTAGCATGGTCTATTCCTTCTGCTCTGTACCGTTCATAAGAACCGCCAAGTATCTGTGCACCCATGAGTACAGTAGATCCACCAACTGTTATAATACCCAAGCCGATCTGACTCAGTACCTGCGGACCCAGACGTAATACATCCTCTAGAAATCCGTTTGTCTGTAAGTATGCGGGATCAGCAGCTAGTTTATTCTGCAGGTATACCATGCTCTTTGTTGCTCTCTCTATAGTAGCTGCTGCTCTCTGCTCTAAGAAAGCTACTCTACTATTAGCAAACATATCAGGATCCTTTTGCAGATCTAGTATGTCAACGCCTTGATCTTTCAAGTACATATCATAGTCTAAGAACTGAACACCCTGTTGTGTGAATGTACTGAATGGTTTAGCTCTTTCTTGATCTAATAGATCCTGTCTAATAGATCCTTCAACTCCCATTACAGAAGCTGCAAGGACACCTATGCTTGTCTCCCTGACGAGATCCTTAGCACCTTCCTTGATCTGTCCTATACGTACGCCATCTCCTCCACTACCACTCATGACATCGTCATATGTTAGTTGTGCAGCTTTCTCTACTTTGTTCTTCGGTTCCTTAATAGGATTCTCAGCAATCTGGGTTGGCACTGGTTGTTTAGCAGGTGTAACTTCTGGTTCTTCTGTTCCAGCTTGCATCTTCTGCATCTTTTCCAACGGAGACATTGCGCTTTCTGGCATCTCGCCAGACTGAAGCATCTCCATTTTTTGCAGAGGACTTAGATTACTCGTGTCCTGCTCTGTTGCATTACCAGACTCTGGTGTCGGTAAAAAATTATTTAGTATATTTCCCATAATTATTGTTTAGTTTGCTCCAATAGTAATGATGGTGTATAAATAGGAGTACTAGGCGGTAAGCCTACTTCACTCCGTATTGTATTCTTAAAATTGTATAGTAAATCTGCCTCAATTAACGTTTTAGCAGCAGCCTCAAACTCTCCTGATCCTGACTTAAAGAAAGCCTTCGGTACTCCTGCTTTGCCATACACTCTTTCTACCAGTGTCTGTAACTGTTTAGGAGTATATGCTTGTTTCATCAATTTAACTACATCTTCAGATTCCATCCTTCTATAATGATTCCTCTGAGTAAAGTATTGCTTTTCTTGTGAATCAACGAAGTCCTTGGTAGCATTAAACGCATCAAGTACGTCTCCGTTTATTGGTATCTTCATCATCTTTCTGATCCTACCAAACACACTCTGCAAAGTATCACGCTTGTCTGCAGCAGAACCAGTAGTCATGTCACCAAAAGGTCCACCACGTTTAACAGCCTCTGCAAAGCCCTTCATAGCTGATGCTGTATTGTATGCTGCTCTCTCTCCCTCTGTATCAAATGGGCTTTTTGTATTCCAATCTGAACCGGGACTTATTTCCTTTTGACCAGCATTAAATCTCTCTATGCGTACATCTCCTGCCTTATACTCTTTACCATTATGTACTGTGTCTACCTGTGCAAATAACTTCTGAGGACTAGACATCTTACCAGTACCAGAACCACCATCGAGAACTTTCTTCAGTATCGCATTCTCATTAACAGCAGCAGTTGCTGCATACCCGTCCATTGCTTTAGCCTTTTGTTCATCACCAAGCTGACGGTAGTACTGAGCACGCTTCTGCTGTCTTATCTTCTTAGATCCGTAGTGTGTGAGCAGACCATCGTTAGTTAGGAAGTGTTCATGCTCTTTCTTCTTGTCCTTCAGTCCCTGCAGTGTCTCGTGCATACGCACCAGTTCCTGCTTGTTCCTTGGATCCTTACGAAGAGCAGCCATGTCACTCTTGTATGACTCAATCTGTTTATTTATAATAGGTAGGTTCTTGTAGACACCTGATACCGAATCAGTTACGTTGTCTATCTCTCCGAAGATAGCAGGTGCTACGTCCTGCATCTGAAAGTTAGATAACCGAAGCGGTTCTCCTGTTACTGGATGTTCCCACTTCTTAGTGGCCTTATCAAAAGTGTACCCAATACCATCAGGATCCAAATGACTTGTGATCCTCTTTATAGTTTCAGGATCCTTGAGTATATCCTTCATCCCCTCATTACCGCCTTGGTTAATACGACCAAGGTCTATTATTTTAGGGGTGTGAAACTTCTCCTGTTCAGCCAGCTTGTACTGCATCAACTCTTGCTGTTGTCTCTGTCCCTCTAACTGACCTTCTATCATCATATTTTTTATACCCTGCTGGGCTGCATTAGCCTCATGCTGGGCATCCCATGCAGTCTTCTCCGTTATCATACGGTTCAACTCACGGAAGGACTCTGTCATAGGTCTGTACTGTACCATTAGAAAACCCCCTGTTGTGCGCTTTCCATATCCTCCATCGGATCATAGAACTCGCTGTCTGGTAATTTCATTCCGAAGATGCCAGCCGGGGCACTAGCTGCAAAGGCTGATCTGGCTTGTGATACACTAGCCTGTCTTGCGCTACCTTGGTCGCTCATTGCTCCTCGCTGTGCTCGTACTCCTTCTTGCAGGGCTTGATCATCAGCATACTGTTTAATACCTTCATCAAGTATACCGCTACCCTTACTGAGTACGTCATCTTTAGTTAATCCTGTAGTTCCTACTCCTCCACCGCCACTGTATTGTAGACCGCTATGATCAAATGACTGTATGCCACCTTGACCTACGTCTCCACCACCCATCACGGAAGGGCCAAACTCTTGCTGACCAACAATACTTCTACTTTGTCCTGCACTTGTACCAGTAGCACCACCTGTTGTCTGAGGTGTACCAGCAAACTTGGATGCAGCGTAGCCACCTGCGCCACCTAGGGCAGCACCGATACCTACCTGTTTCCAGTTAAACTTCTCGCCAGATCCAAGCTGACTCATTGCTCCACCAGCCCCACCTGCTACCATACCAGCAGCAACTGGACCGATCATAGGAGCAAGTGCTCCACCAGTAATACCAGTAAGACCCATTATCACAGCAGTCTTCATGATGTTACCCGTCCAGTCAGTCTTCGGGGCAGAGGTTTGACGAATGTCTCTGCCTTGTCTCTTCTGGTATTTATAAAGAGAGTCTTCAGCATCATTGCCTATGCCTTTATCATATCTTACTCCGCCCCAACCTCCACCAAGCTCCTGTCTACCCATATTAGCTATATGTGCTATCTGTTCTGGTCTGTGTAGTTTTAAATCCATACCAGACTGACGACCTGTCGCCTGATCTGCACCACTTGAATATTTACCACCGTCACCTGACAGCTTCATTAACCCACGCAAGAAGGCAGCTTCATCTCTGATACCGCCCTTTCTTTTTGTGAGTTCGCTGATGTCAGAGTCTACTACCCTACTGCGTTTTAGATCATCTAGGTTAAGACCCTGTTCAAGTGCCTGTTCTTTGGTCATCGCTGTACCAACTCTACTAGTACTTACTCGACCCTCTTCGTTCTCTTTAGATTCAGTCTTATAGTATTGATCTTTATATTTGACATTCATAAGTTGGTCGATGGCTTCATCTTTCATACCCATGCCTTTACCTATAGCTTTAATGTCAAACATCTGTGTTCTTTGTGATGTCCCTTCAAATCCACTAAGCCCTGCTATCTGTTCACGACCACGCAATGACATAGGATTTGAGATGTCACTGAATCCTGTTAGTCCTTCATACTGACTTACGTTACCTGTCGCTATGTTTCCATAACGCAAGGGTAACTGCTTATCATACAGTTCACCAGTCATTCCTGATTCTTTTGCTTGCTGTAGTCCATGTCCTGTGTATGCAGAACGGGCACGTGGATCACGCTGTGCCATACCTGTAGTAGCTTCTGCTCTTGGGTTCAACGAATGCTCTGTGAACCTGAACGGTAGCTCCTCAGTAGGACCTTCTTCTTCTATCGGCTGATCTTCACCATAAGGATTTAATGCTGCTATATCCTCTTCTGGTAGTACATCATCGTAATATCGTCTCCTCACTCCTTGTGCCATTAGCTAAGTAACCCTCCAAACAGTCCACCTATTCCACCAGACATGATGCCAGATAGACCTCCACCACCTAGTATGCCAGTGAGTGCGCCAGCACCAGCACCGAATAACATTTTCTTTCCCTTTTTTCCATCAGCTAGTTTACCTACTCCAAAGCCAGCGAGTCCACCAGACACGCCCACTCCCGGTTGAAGATTGCTACCCATGAATGGTTTAGATGCACCAATTGGTTTAGTTGCACTTGCTCCCATCGGACCTCCCGGTGCAGGAGCAGTACCTTTAAACTTATTAACCATATTACCTATGGTTGGGCCACCCTTTAGAAGGTCACTAGTACTTAAGTTGACACCCATCTTAGCAGCTTCAAGACCAAATGCCTGTCTGTTCTGTTGTTTCTGAAACTGTCTAGACTGTTTGTCTTGCTTCTTGCTTTGTTTAAGTTGCCTGTTTCTGAACTTATCTTCACGTTCCATCTGCTCACGTGCTTGTTCAGCCTGTAAGATTCCCGGCAGTAAGCCAAGTCTCGCGTTCAGTTCTGCTCCTTGATTTCGTTTTAAATTACGTGCTCCAGTAATTCCGAACATCTGTGATGCCATTAGTATTTTCCTCCGAGATTGCCAAAGATCCCTGCTATTTTCTTTTTATGTTCTGCATTGTCTGACAATATCTTTCTTTGAAATGTCCTATCTGACTCTGCCTGTGCTTGTAGTTTCTTTCTTCGATCCATTCCTATCAGAGTAGCTACCAAAGAGGTACCTACGCCACCTATTAGACCTAACTTCTGTTCAGCCTTGGCGACCTTCAGATTCTTTTTGAATGAGTGCTTCTGCCAGTCTGCCTGTTTCTGGGCAAACTTCATCCCTCTATTGAACCTCTCCTTCTGATCAGCGAGTCCTTGGAACTGACTAAGCACACCTAACTGTTGATTAGCAAACTGACCAGTGATCTCCTTCTGTGCTGCCATCTTGTTAGATATAGGATTAGCTTGTGCTCTCAGCACTGCTGTCTGATATCTAGGGTCTCTATAATTAATATTTGGCATATTATTCCTTCCTCATATAGTGGTGACATCCACAATGTGGACATTCCCATGCTTTTGTATCGTCTGTCTCACAATCAGTTCTTTCTATTAGTTCATCTGCACAAGGGCAATCGTTCATAGCAGCGTGTATTAGTTTTGATATATCTACTGTCTGATCTTCATGCTCATATCGTTTAGCTTGTGCTATGTTTACTACAGCCTCGGCATGTGCTCTGACTATCTGACCCTTGCTCATCTTTTTAGTATTATGTTTTAAGATCTTCATTTATCCTCCGTACATTATAAAAGCCAGACAGTAATATGCGGGCCACCATGAAACAGAAGTGTCTATCTGAGTATGTGCTGTCATAGCTACATTTTCAGCGTGGTATGAATTATTATTGTTACCACCACCTGATTCATTATTACCATCCTCATGTGTATGATTAGCATGTGTCAACGTACCTGCCGTTTCATAGTATGCTTTACCGTCACCCTGATTTGAACCAGCACTTGCTTGTGCCACTGGTATAATCATCCTGTCTAATAAATTAGGAGTACCGTTGTTACCATCACATAGATACCACCCAGAAGGAGGTGTTGTATTCTCGTACATTGCTATGATATTTGATCCGTAGTCTTCAAGAGATACTGCACCAACTGCGTCACTCCATGCTGCCATAAGTCTTGCCCACCACATGTTAGACATAGTAAATGTTTCTGTATGTGTGTGTGCACCCCTTACACGAGATGTAGTAAGACCACTACTATTACCACAATCAAGTATACCATGAGCGTGACCACCTGCTGAATCTGATACTTGATCTGTCAATGTATTAGATCCACCCGTTCCGACACTGTTGTTGGCTTTAAACATATAGCCGTCTGTCCATACATTAGTAGCAACACCAGACTTGTCTTCACTATCTGTAAATAGAACAGAACCAGCAGGAAACTCTGTCTCGTTGCCAGAAGTAGTTCTAATAAGATAACATTCCTGATAAGGAGGATCATACGCAAGTGTGAAATCATGTGTATGATCTCCAGTAGAACTTGAGTTACGATACTTACCACCACTATTATTCAAGTTAGTTTCCATTGGGGTCACACCAGTATGTGCTCCAGTTGTGTTTGTAGAAGCAGTTATATTTCCTGCACTAGCACCACTAGCATCAACTGCCCATGTGTTACCAGCACCAAATATAGTGTTACCATCTGCTGCAGCATACAGTTCCCAACCAGCAGGAGCACCACCTGCTCCAGCGGTATAAGGTATAATCAAATTATCTGGTATCGGCGGTGTATAAGAAGTTACAGAGTTCATCTTTTTAATTTCACCAGCAGCAGCAGCGTCATCAGCGTCTATAACAATGCCGTTGATCTTTGCTATGTTAGCTCCCGGTACTTGATTTAATTTACTCCATGTCATTATGCAATCTCCAAATAGTCTGGACTAGGATTAAAATATACAGTCGTTGCTGCCGTAGCCCATCCTACTACCTGTACAAAGTCTCCACTTGCGCTAGGAGCAGTCGACGTAATAGCACCAGAATCTCCTACAAAAAGCTGTTGTCCTGCAGTGAATGCCCAACCAGTATTGGTTGCATAACCTCGACTCATTACTGTTTTAGTTCCTGTTCCACTGTCTACTGCGAGAACAAGTCTACCTACTGTCGCTTCAGCGTCCTTGTCTGCATCATCGTAACTACCATCTGCACTGAGTACCAGACATCCAGTAGCTCCTACTGTATTTTGATCTACATCTACTTCTTCAGTCTCTCCACTGCACTCACTATTTGCATTAGGGATACCATCTCCCCAACTAATCTGTCCAGTGTTAGCAGCAGTAATGCTTGTAAAGGTAGCCGTTGCTGCAGCACCTAGTGTGATTCCGTCTACGCTACCACCATTGATGTCACATGTGGCTACACTACCCAGATCGGTTACTGTCGGGGCAGCAGCCCCTCCAATAGTAACACCATCAATAGCACCACTGTTTATATCTACATTTGTTAGTGCTTGATTATTAAGATCCTGTGCAGCACTCCACGTTAACGATCCGTCAATAGTAACTCCACTAATCGTTCCACCGTTGATATCACAAGTAGTAACAGATCCCAAATCAGTGACGGTAGGTGCAGAAGCTGCTCCAATCGTGACTCCATCTATACTACCTCCATTAATATCCACATCATTACAACTGAATTGAATATCTGTCAGTTCAAATGTTTTAGCAGTGGCATCATAATACATAATATCACCAGAAGTATTCGAATACCAAATCTGGTTAGCCCCAGTACCATTGTCGTCACCAACTTGAAAAGTGCCAGTAACTTCTAAAGCACCAGCAACTTTAAATCCACCTGCATCTGTCAACACACCGTCTGTTATAACGGTATTACCTACAGTAAAGTCAGTACCTGCATCTATGGTTGTGCCTACGATACTACCCGGAGTTCCGCCACCAAGAGCAGCAATGTCTGCTGTTCCTGATACTAGATTAATATCTGTAAGCGTAAAAGTCTTGGCAGTCTTATCAAAGACCATATGATCTCCTGCAGTATTGGAGTAGAAGGTTGCATTAGCACCCGTACCGTCAGCATCTCCAATTTGCATTGATCCTACTACCTCTAAGAAGTCTCCTACCTTCACGTCATCTGTTGCTAGAATGATGTCATCAGATATAGTAATATCATTGACATATAAACTTTGCAGTTCCCAGTTCTTATTGTCATTATCATTGTTATCATTTGGCACAATTACCGTGGGGCTTGACTCTGCTTGAGCACCTGACGTGTTCATCTTATAAAAATAGACAGTACTACTTGAGCTATCTACAACCATACACATATCGTTGTTAGCTAGATCTGCACCATCTATTGTATCTAAATCACCTGTTGTGCCACCAATAAGACCAGTCGCACAATACATTCTTAATATTGCCATATTTACATCCCCTTCGGAAAATAGTAACCTAATGAATTAATCAGTACCTGCGATTGTCCATCGCTTCTTGTCACCATCATGTCTATACTTTGTGAAGTACTACAAGCCACAGGCATAACAACATAGACTATTCTTGACCTAGCATCAGATCTATACGCTTCTTCAATCTTCTGTCCTACTGTTGCAGTGGAACCTGTAGGTCTAATGTATAAATAATATACATCAGTATTACCCGTTGGTTTAAGTTTAATTCCACAGTGTGCTAGTGTACAGAAAGGAGGTACCGTTAGTGTCGCAGTAGTTGTCCCATATACATGATGTGGATGCGCTATAGTATAAGGTACATATGTTGCTGTACTCTGATAGTTCATCAATCTACTACCATCGTGACTGAACTCTTCAAGTTCATTAGAGGCATTAGCCATGAAAGCACCAAGACATCTGTCTGGACCGGGAACTCCTGCACCAGCATTGTTGTACCAAGCAAGTTGATCTGCATCCCACACTGGGGCAGTCTTACTATTGATAAAGCAATCAGCGTTGTCTACCTCATTATCACCATTAGCTACAATAGCTGTATCATCCACAAAGAGATAGTGCCAGTCATATGCTCCTGCGTCTATATCGTCTGAACTAGCATTAGATCCACCACTACCAAACGTAAAGGTATATTCTGCATCACTCTTTAAGATCTGTTCTGTGGTTCCATTAGCGTGCATACGAAACCCACTTATCTTTATTGAGCTAGTAGAGTTCCATGTGAACATTGGTCTAAAGTACATACCTGCCATAAGGTCAGGTGTTACACTACCCAGTATAGTAGCGATATATGCTTTAACGCTCTGCTGTGTTACCAATTTAGTAGCACTGTCAGAAGCCATATCGTCTTCATCCAGTACCTCAGTAATAGCAGGACCAGCACCATCGAAGGTAAGAGTCCCGTCTATGTCTACGTTACCAGTAAAGCCAGCGTTACCTGTCTGTGTAAGAGTTCCATCGATCACGGCATTGCCATAAACCTTGAGATCTTCTACAGACAAGTCAGTTAGAATCCACGCACCAGTATCACCCGGATCTCTATTGTCATTTGGTTCTACTACCTCTGGATCTGACTCAGGATTAGTATCGTTGTCATTACTAGACTCATATCTGTATACGTAATGCTCTTCTGTATTATCTGCAACGATTGCTATATCACCGTCTGACAAGGTAGCTACTTTTATGCTATCAAGTGCACCTGATCCACCGCCTGTGGTTGCCAGTGCTCCAAAAAGTTTATTCGCCACGTGTTACCTTCCTTTGATTAATATTCTGTTTCTTAAATATCTTACTTGTTTTATTACCTGCTACCATAGCACGCTGTCCTCTTGCTACATACTTAGCTACAGCAGGTTTCTTTATTGCCTTTACGCCAGTGCCCTTCTCTCCTCTAAGATGAGCGAGCCAACTATTCTCTTGATTGACTTCCTCTTCTTTATTCGTCAGTACTGCTGGCGGTGTTATCTTTTCTTTCGACTCTGTATTGTAATCCCCAGATAATGGGTTGCCATCCTTTATTAACGTCATCTGTTATCACCTCAAACTCAAAACTATGTGCCCATCCCTTTTCATTCATGTCTTGTATCAATCGTACAACTCGATCAAGACCAACATCCATTGACAAGTCCAGTACTGCAGCAGCAGCACTTTGCCATACTGTCTCAGGATCACCATCACCATCTGCATCCATATCCCAGAAGTCAACGTATACCCCAGAAGCTATATCTGAATCCTGAAAGATAACATTGGCTGCATCTTCAGCAGCACTAGAGTAATAGTTTATGCCGAGGTTATGTGATGTAGTCGATACCGTTGATGGGATCTTCTTACATATGATTTTAAACTTACGAATCAGGGTCTCATCCCATATATTGTTACTGGGCCAAAAGTCACCCGTGCGTAGGCTTTGTGTTATGCCTGTACCGCTTGATCCATCTGAATACTGACAGTTCCAGCTAGTTCCCTTTTCGTAGTGAATCATATATCCAGTGTCTATACCACCGAATACCATCTGCTCACCTGTATCAGGGTTCATGATGTTCCAACCGCACTGAGGAAACTCGGCAACGCCAGTATCTTTTCTGAACCATTTCTTCTTTAATAGATCGTAGACCAACCAGATGTTATTTGTTGACTGTGTATCACTAGATGGGATAAGGAGATTATATTCCTTATAGGTCTGGTCGACCCATCCCCTAGCTCTGCTTATGTAATCCCACTCAATGTATTCATCCTCATTAGGATCAAAGTAATTATTGATACCAGTAAGGGGAGCTAAGATTGCACCGTCAAACATCATCGGTCCATAATGTGATAGCCATATGGCTACGTTTCGAGTTAGCCCTTTACCTACTTCGAGACCCACCTCTGCTGTCGCTAGCGTGTCAGGTGCAGGGCACCCAACTGTCTGCGATACAGGATAGATTATAAAGTCTGTAGGACTATTACCTACCATTAGATACACTTCTGTATCTTTCATTACCAAGAGCATACTATATACTGATGCTCCAAATCTATTGTATAACTGCGTCGAGCAGGTTATAGGTTCGACTCCACCAAAGTACAACGACTGCGTGCCGTCCATTGAAGACTCCGGTCCGTTAAAGACATCAGGTGCGTTTGTCACGGAGAAATCCATACGGTTTCCTTCGCCCCCGGCACTAAAACCTCCTAACATCAAACGGTTCTGGTAAATGGTGGAGAAATTAAACGGTTTAGACTCATGGAGTCCAGCCGTATTAAGTAGCGCTGGTATCCCTACAATAAGGTCAATCAGTACATCAGCTTCGCCACCCTCTTCATCACCACTGAGGGCATCGGTTACAACTAGTTTATAGGCATATCCTAGCGAGTTAAATAGTGTTTGTTTCTGTTCATCTGAAGGCGGTGACCAACTAAGTAGTCCCGTCTTAGTAAAAGATTTCGTACCTGCGTCATTACGTGTACCGTCTACAAAGTTATGTGCGTCTGCTAGATCTACCCACTCATACCCATTCCAGTAGTGCACGGTTGCCACTGATGCTGCTGTATTCAAGAGGTCGCCAAGCATCGTTACTCTGATACCTGCTGCTTGCTCTTCAAACATAATGTTAACGTAATCGTTCTCGTCTAACCAGTCTATTTGCCCACCGACAGGTGAGTTCACATCAGAACTCTGGTTAACGTGTAAGGTATAATCCTCAAATGCTGAATCAGAGTTGTTCCATACCTGAAACTGTATAGGCTGTCTGTATACACCATCCCATACGTTCTGTACAGTCTGAAAACCCGGATCACATGTCATATGATATATCTTTGCGCTACCCGCTGATAGACGTACACGGTATGCATACAGGTATAGCTCTTGGAAATGTCTAAAGTCTGCAAATTTATTGTTATTACCAAGACCATCTGCGTTACCATCAGTGTGTGCAAATCTATAAAATTCAGTTTGATTTAATGTCTTAGTAGATGTTGCTGTATCTAGTGTATCGTCATCATCATCTGCGACATCAACCCAAGTAATACCATTCCAGTATTCAAAATCAAGTGCTGAAGCTGTATCATTCTTACCAGTGCTATCTATATAAAATTTAAATCCTTGTACTGGTCTGGTTGTCATCAGGTGTAGTTCATTAGCTACCTGAGAGTCATCATCTAGTATGTGTAGCGCTGAGTCATCCATATACCATGTTTCTGCTGAAGTGGCAGACACATAGAAGTATGCACCTGCACCTGCTCCAACACTAGTGAACTTATAAGTAACCTTGTTCCACGTTTCTAACTCCAAGGGATATGCTGTCTGCTCTACATCAATAGCAGCCCCACCACCATCGTACATTCTATAAGTTACAGACGTATCTGCCATAGGGTACACCCAGAATGTAAGAAGGTAGTCAGATGATCCATCTAACGTACACGTAGCAGACTTCAAACCATCATCGTCTGCAGCACACACATTCTTATAGCAGTATTGTCCAGAGTGAGCACCACCTATTCCGTCTCCGTCAGCATCTCCATCATACTGTGTCATAGTGTTGCCAGCATCTATTACTGTCCAGCTAGCATCAAGTTCCATGTCACCATTAGGTATTAAATTAGCAGACAGTATGATAGATTGCGTGTCTAGTTTATTATTTAAGTCTTCTGTTACGTCTACAATGTTAGATCCAGTCTGATCCGTGCACAAAAAGGCAGAGGCCAGCCTGTGCTCATAGCCAGAGAATATCTTAGTATCCTCGCTATTGCAGTACACAACTGAGTTCTGCGGTGCATTGGAAAAAGAAGGAATCAGTCCTGCGGAACTGTCTACTATATATGGTACCTTACTAGAGGGCTTACCAGTAGGATCTAAATTCTTGTCATCCTCAAATTCCCCTTTGGCAGCAAATGCATCAGTATAATTGTATACTCGTGCGGGATTGGAATCATCTGTCGCATTTACTAGGATGTGAGATTTCTGTGTCTTATCTGATCGAAGCTGATGACCATTACGTATCTTGATGTAAGTGCCCCCAGCCGTTGGACTGGATTTGTCACCACCATCAACGACATAATCTTCATTGATTCGTGTATAACCATTGACACCCTCGATACTTCTGTCGTTGTATCGAAGGTTAATAATACTTGCAAAGTTTCGTGGTCCAATTAGAGCAGGGTCTACGTCAGGTAACCACTCACCATCGAATGGATACTGAACATCTGCCCACGGTATATCCGGTGCTTGACCCGGAGCTATATTAGCGTCTTGAGGCATCTGTAGGTGCTCCTGCTTTCACAGACTTTGGCCCTTCGGCTGGTCTGGTAGTAGTATCAGCCCTCTCAAATTGTACTTCTGTGTAGAAGGTCTGCTTAATACCTGCAGCTTGAGCATGCTTCATGTCTTTCTCATACGCACGTGCTTGTGCCCATAGTACAGGTAGGTGCTGGAACTCATCCGGTAACTCTGTAATGTCGTCTGTCTCTTTAGCGTACAGCGTTGATATCGTATTGCCGTTCTCCGTAGTAGTCGGGAGAGGCCAGATATAAAAGGTACGGTTATGAAACGAATAGTACCGAGGAGGACCAGCGGTAAAGGTCACGGTGTTACCTATCTGTTTAGGATGGATAAACTCAAGACCTTTATACTTGTTAGCGCCATCATCATAGAGAGCACCATATACTGCAATACAATCCCCTATCCATGATTCATCAGAGGATGTATATGTTAACTGATTTGTGACTAAGGTCAGGTCATCGTCTGCCTCTACACCACGTAGTTTGGAGACAATGATCCTTGTGCCTTCTTTAATCCAATCTTCTATTTCTGCGTCAAGCCAAAAGACTGCAGTGGGTTCGTTGAGCAACTGACGTACATCTGCCGTTGCTGCTGATAAAGTTAAACTCATATTACCAATCGATATGGTAGTACTTTTCTACGAATTTCCTACGTATCGTCTCCTCATTAGCTCGTTTCCTGAAGATGTCACTGTATATTGCTTCAGGTTGTCCTATCTTACCCGTAGTCTTTGCTCGGGCGTGCATCACTAGCATCTCACGAAAGTGTTCGTCGAATGCCCCATCGAAAGGCATGACATCATCACCTAGGGTTATAGTATGCGTACCACTACCTGTGGCTGTGATATCAACAACAGTACCTTGCAGGGCATTAACCTTGCTAGATGCCAGTTTGATACCATCCAGATCGTCGTCTTGAAATATAAGCCAGTAGTTGGTACTTGCAGCTAAACCTGTAGGTAAGGCTCCACCTGAGTTTGATACGGTGAAAGGTCCATCACCAGTAACAAAGGTATGAGCGCCAGTGGCGAGTGTACAGATATCAGAAGTAGCAGCAGTGAATGTGTCACTCCAACTAGCTAACCGAGATCTGTGTTTCTTATTGTAATGTATTCCTAGATCGATATGTGCACTGTCACAGTCTTGTTCCCATAACAGTAACTTACCATCTGTAGACCAGTATTGAGGTTCTGCACTACCAGAACGGAACTTCCGTTTGAAGTACAGAGTGTCAAGGGAATTGGGATACTTACGATCTTGCCCTATCCAGACATGACGCAAGCTATCCCAGTTTCCATTATTCATATTAGTTAAATCTACATAGTTCTGATCCGCAACACAGTCTATGCCCTCCTCAAAGCCGTGAGTGTAGTCACTACGGAGTGAGGTGAGGACAGAGTCCATGATCCTAATCATACGGTTCAGGTATACATAGAGCAACTTATCATCATATTCGAGACCCTTCTCATAATCTACAAGATCATACCGAGCACTTTCTATTAATGCTGCGACTGTTCCCATTAGGTCTCCTTATGCTTTATATAGTGCTGCTCCGTGCTTACCTTGAGTCTTATGTATCTTTCGCCATTTCCACATGCGAAGGATATTATACCACTCTAGTTTCTTCTTTGATCCACCCCTATACTTACCTGCAGCCGAGTAGCTCTTCGCTTTCTCGCGTGTATAGGCAGCATCAGTAGGCTCTGTGTTAGCAAGCTCATAAGCAAAGTCATCAACAGATTGAATAACAGCATTACCTGCGCTGTCATTCTTTGTGTTGTCTTTCTCATGATTGCCAGTAGCCCATTTATGTAACATAGCCATAGTTAATCTCCTTTATGAAATATCCATATCACATGGTTCGCTATCTGCTGGACTAGCCAGAACAAGCAGCATAACTTCCAGATTACCATTAGCGACAGCAGCACCGAGTGCCTCACACGTTACGTAGGTGTCGGCTGTTAGTTCGCCATAAGCAGTCAAACCGTCTATCGTGTTAGCGGAAACAGTCCAATTTGAGGTAGCGGTAGAGATGTCAAGACCTGCTTTGATTTCCTGTCCAGTACCGTCTTTCGTAATACCAATATCCATAGTAGCAGTTGATGTTGATACTGCTGCACGATAAAAAGCTGCCATTACGATCCATCCATTTTTTAGTTTCGCCAGTTGAAAAATGTCATTCTGCGCCATGTTATGGGCAGTGAAATCTACTTTTGCGTACACAGTAAACATACCAGATTTAACATTCCCTTGACTTAATCCTGTTTTGTTATAAGTTGCCATTATTTATCATCCTCCATTAGATGTACGATCAAACGCATTTTACCAACCGTGATCGCCTTATTTATTGTTATATCGATTGTATCCGAACTTGAAAAATACAGCGGATTACCGAAATTATTCTGATGATCTTTATGCTCACCATATCGTCTAGCGCTTGCCCTCTCTTGAGGGATTTCAAACTTAGGAAAAGCGTTAGGGCCGATTTCATAAGACCCCCAAAAACCATCATCATCTCCGTAGCCAATAGATACCTTAGCACCAGACGTTGTGCTACGTGTAATTAATTCAAACTCTACGCCCATTATTGTCTGTCCAGCTTTAATCTTTATGGCTTGCAGAACATCTGCTGCTGCCCATGCTGTGGTTATCGGGTTACTAGCATCTGTGCCCGAAGTCCACGGGGCATTAGAGAAATCCACAACCCTCTCGACTAAAGCATAGCGTTGTTTCTTCCTCCGTGGAGGATTCCATCTATATTCTCTGTTGTATGTTGCCATGTCTTTTTAGTCCCTTCGACTTATAGTTTGTATTTTTCTTCCATCACTTTACATTTTGCTTCCATCCACTTGTTCCACCCATGAGGAAACCTCTTACATATCGTAGGACGAGTCTCGTAGATTGTACAAGCAAACCCTTCTTCATTCATTTTATAGTGAGGACAAGGTTGACTCAGATAGAACACATACTCATCATCTGTTTCAATCTCTTCCTTACTTCTGGCTCTATAAAACTCTGCTGATTGTTTTATCCAGTTTGCCCCACGTGAATCATTCTTTGATATTTGGTGAATGTTCATAATACAACACCATCCGCAATCCTTACAATCAGGAAAGCTCATCTTGATCACCAATCACATGCGGTTCAAGTTGCAGCGGATTTCGCCAGTTGTGTCCCATATCCAAGATAGCATTTGGATTAACCTGATACTTCTCAGCAGCCTTGTAAATAGCCCCAAGCATCTGCGTACCCTGTTCGCCTGTAATACCATCAAGTATATTAGCTTTAGCTAACGCCATCTCTTCTTTTAATGTAGCTCTGTCTTTATTATCATAGCGCACGTAATCTGGAAACAAGGACTCTCCACCATTATAAGGCTTATAAGACATGTCTCCGTTAGCATGTGCCCACAGAAACCACTTTGACAGTACATGATGTTTTGCTTCTTTACTCTGCTCAACATTGGTAGACTCATAGTCTATATAATGTTCTATCAAAGAAAGTACTTTCTCTTCTCTTCTATTCATGTGCCAACTAGGAGACGGGCCTTTAACAAACTCGTACTCTGTACATCCACGTTTCAAAAGAACATTGTCAGCTACTTCGTCGCCAAGTTCTCCCCTGACCGCTTCACGCACTACTTCGCACATTTCTAATCCTTCATCCAAACTATCCGCATAATGATACCCACCGTAGAACTTAGGTGTGTAATCTCGAACTTCAATACCACACTTGCACGGAAAATTAAAACCCTTTTGGATCTCTCTCAACTGCATCAGTTGATCAAAACTGGTTGGAGTTACCACTGTTTTCCAGCACTCCAGACATTTAGGTGGAATGATTCTAAACTGGTTAAAACAAATCTGATGATCCATCCCACACCGTTTTGATTGTCCTTGGTTTGTGTGTATCCACGGAGTATCAGTAGCCATTGCGGTTACACCACCACGAATCAACTTACATTTATCTGCAGACCAGTGGAACCCAGCAGCCTGTATTGGTTTTAATGTTTGAACAACGTCAGTTTCTATTAACTCTTTTGCGTATCCACTCCACGTCATCGTGTTGTAGATCATATCTGGTGATTGTAAAAATCCCATATGTTCCCCCTTTTACTTTAAATTTAAGTAACGTGGACTTGTTTGGATATAGGTACAAGTCCCTAAACCTATTTTTAATTTATTCAGGTACGTATTCACAATTAGCTTTCATTTCCCATACACCAGAATTGGTGACGGTCAATGCATTAACTTCAGCATCTACATCAGCAACAGTCCCACCCAGTTGACAAAGTACACGTCCACCGTGAGGAAAGTATCGCGGAATAAAATACGAACCAGCATCAACTGCGTTACTGGCACTAGGGTCAATAACAAGTGGCAACACACCAAGATACGGAGTGGTGGCACTAGATGCGACAGCAGGAATAGCAATTGGGGCAGTACCGAGGATAGAGTTTTTGATCAAACTACCAGAGGATAACGCCTTAGCCAAATTGATTGTTCCCATTGTAGCGGTTGCAGAAGAAGCAGAATTGTAAGTAGCGGTTGTAACACCACTAGCCACAGTTTTCTTCATAATATTCTGAGCATAAAAAGTAACTGTAAATACATAGTCACTGTCAGACAGAGAGCAAGATCCGGGTGCCAATGTAGCATTGACATCAGGTGCATCTTCTCCCGGTACAGAGAACAGAGACAGTCCAGTTACCATTGTTCTGTCAGGTACATCTAAGACTGCAACAGGTGCGTCAGCAATAGCACTGGAAGCTCCGGTTACTGCAGAAGCAGCCAACCAGTCAGCAAGTCCAGCACCAAACCGATTCCGCAACGTAAATCCACCCTGTCGTGGGGTAGACATTGGAGCAGCATCAGGATTAGTTGCAACACTTGTTAAGTCTATTAATGAACCCGTGTGTTTAAAAGCAATAGCCATTTTAAAATTCTCCTTGAGGTTACGATCCTCTAGTTAGATTTGGTGGGGGTCTCTGGAGAGATACGTCAACTCCGTCACAGACCCCCTACGATATTCCACCTAGTGGTGGGGGATTTTAGGTATGAGCAGCGCCATACGAAGATACGGTTATCAAACCGTAGTCTGCACTATTAAAGACAGACTTATTGATACCGAAGATAGAGCCAACGGAGATACCCTTCTCGTTGCCATAATCATCAGCTTCCTCGTACCAACTCATGAGGTTGTCTTTGCCTACACGGGATTTCTCGATGCTGTCATACGCACCGCCCATTGCAAACACGCCAGCCTGAGCACCAAGGAACAGGTTTCGCCTAACGTTCGCAACCGGGGAATAAATCCGAGTAGATTCAAACAGAATACAGTTGTTATATACACCCAAAGCGCCAGTGAAGATCGGGTTATTCGATCCGCGCTGGTTCGCCATCATCTGAATCGTGGGCCAATCGACATAAGCCGAGTTAGCAACGTCCAGACGAAGGTCCGTTACACTATAAGGATGAAGTATTACAACATACATCTCTTTACCGTCAACCGTGGTTGGACGGATCGGAGGCGTAAGGGTCTTCGCCTTCTCTTTCGCGTAGTCAATGTCTGCCAAACTAAACTGATCAGCAGAATCAAGACCCGCCTGAGAAGTCGCGTCACCGGAATAGATTATATGGTTACTCGTAGGTGCGGTTGCCGTCTGACCATGAGCCAGAGTGGTATCTCCACACAAGGTACGGAACATATAGTCGTCAAACTTACCAGCAAACCAGTCAGCCAAGTTAGCCTTAGCATCCATACGCATGTCGTGCAGCGTTCTCTGCTGACTCATGCGCCTGAAAGCGTGAGCGTTTCTCAACTGGTCGATGTTAACGGTGTCTTGGTAATAGACCAGCGCTTCTTCGTTGTCTCGCATACGATTGTCGCCAGTTACACCAGCACCCGTCATTTGCATCAACAGATCATATTTGATCTGGTCGCCAGCGGATTTCTCTAATTCAACCAGTCTCTGGATGATAGAGGTTTTGGAAGTACCCAACAGTTTCTCAAACAACGTGGCTTTGAGGGCCTCGCGCAGAGTAAGGGAACTCCAGATTTTTACGGTCTGAGCATCATTTGTGCCAAAAGCTGTTACTGCCATTTTCGTTTCTCCTTTTCATTATATAGCTTTTAGAATTTGATGCCCTCCTTTTGCTCGTCGTTATCAATGTACTTACTTAGAGCCTCTACCTGAGCATCCGTGAGATCCATGATATCCATAGAACTCAAGTTTCCTACACGCTCAGTTAGGGATAGTTCGCCACCTTTTGCATTGGCAGATTTGCCAAGTCCCGAGGGCTTCTGTAGGACTTGACGGAATCTATTATCAGGTTCCTGTTTCGGAGTAAGATTCTTGACAGTATGTTTCAACATCCTTTCAAAGTGCACAGCAGAATCCTCTGCCGTAGCAACATCGAATAGGTCCATCTCTGGGAACTGCTGGTTAAACTCATTCGTCATGCTCTCATCGAACACGTGAGTCATAGCATCTCCACTTGAGACCTGACCTCCATAATTATTCTGTCTTTGAAAATCAATTACCCTATCATTAACCCAACGTCGAGCAGCTTTATACTTGTTGTAGGCTGGAGTATAGCTCTCGTCCTCGCCAACAATGCTCTGGATTAACTGTTCGGATTCCCGTACAGCATCCTGCTGTTGTGTGGCAAGCTGAAGTCTTTCATTCAGGTCGTCAATCTCTTCTTGCATTGGACTGACGATGGCATCCAATTTTTCACGAGGTATGAATGCATCCCCGTCATCTGTAATGTCGACGTTTATCACGTCTTGTTCAGATCCGGTGTTCCCGGCACTTGTTGCTTCTTCGCGTGCTACCAAAATAGAGTTAATGGTATCTTTCATATTGTCTACTGTACCTCTCAACTCTTGGCGTTTACCGCGCTCACCTTTCAGTGTCTGCAGCAAGCCATTGTTCTGACGTTTTGTCTCATCTAGTTCTGCCTTCAACTCTTTCAGTGCCTCGCTGTCGAGTGCACCTTCTGAATCATCTCCACCTTCGTCTTCTGGCATAAATAGATCATTCAATATTTCGTCATCTAATACATCATCTAATTCATCTGGCATTTTTCTCTCCCTTACGTTCGGAGCTACGATGTTGACTCCCATTTTTATTTTGTTGAGACGGGGGCGACGAATCGCCCCTATCTCGGACACACATGTTTGGGGGAACATGGTGGTCAGGACTTCTTTACTTTATCTTCTCGATAGATATGCTTCCAGTTCGCTAGGTTCTGGATTGCCACGCTCGTTAACTGCAGCGTGTTCGCCATTCCTTGTAAGGCGCTCTCTTTGAGTTTAGCATCTAGACCTGCACTGTCGTACAGGGCTTTTACTTTGCCGTGTTCATCTACATAACCACGGACGATCTTCTCTAACTTCTCTGCTGTTTTCTCCATTTGTTCCCCCTTAATAGTTGTATACTGTCTTGTTCCCGACCTTTTTGATAGCCTTGGCTCCTGACTTCTTGCCGTTCTTCCCCCAGTCTACGGCATCCCAACGACCACCTTCATCTACTGCTTTCATAAAATCATTGTACCCGTGCACGAAGCCATACCAACCCTTACGGTTTCTTAGGATCGGCCTTTGGCTTGACTTCTGCTGCTTGCTTTCGTTTAGCCTCGACATCTGCTTCCCCCTTTTTCTTCTGCAAGTCAATAGTCACCGCATTCTTTTCCTTTTGGAAATCTATTCCTTGCTTATGTTTCTGTGCAGACATACGCATTCCCTGACTGTGTTTCTCTGCGTCCTGCGCCATATCCTGACCGTGGCTCATAGCATCTAACTTCTGTTGCATCAACTCACCCGCTTGCTTGACCTTCTCGCTGTCAGCCTGAGCTTCAGATGCTTGAACCTGCTGCATAACATTTAGCATATTAGTCATGGCTGTTGCCATGTCTCGTTTCTCCTCTAAACTCATGCGTGCAAAACTATCAACCAGCTTCTTTTCATCCTTCTCAGCCATCTGGTTAATCTTAGCCACGTCAACCATGAAGTCCATCTGGTTTGCTTGCTCTTCAAGATCCAGCTTACGTGTCTCGATACCCATCTGAAACTGCTGTTGCTCCTCCTGCTGTTCTGACTGAGACTGTTGCTGCTGATTAATGTAATCAGTCCAACGTTTCTTCTCTGTCGCTGGCAGTTCCAACTTCTCGATAATCTGTAGCGGATCGACGGGGAACTCAGCTTGCATCATTTCCATGAGTGCTGACAACTCCATCATGCGCTTACCCATATTACCCGGAGCTTCTTCTGTACCAACATTATACTCTAGACTTCGCACGTCTCTGATATTAGCCGTCAGTGTAGGTCTGCCTGACTGATCTACGGAGGCTGTATCGATTATGATTCCATCTGGTGTAATTTGATACCTATCATTCTGACCTAGAATACGTTTGATTTGTTCGTCTGGCATGTATTCCATGATGATTGCCAGTTGCCGTTTGAACAAGTCCTTCTTCATTCTGTTAAAGTTCCTGAATAACGGCTTCAGCAGTGTAACGCCCTGCTGTTGGCGCAGCCGAATAACAACACCCGGCTCATGCCTCCCCCTGTCTTGTCCGAGAAGGTCAGGATTGATACCTGTAATCTTTTTCATTATGTCTTGACTGTACTGTTCCATCTGCATAGGTGCATTTGGAAAGGTTGGCACTGTACGTTCCTTAATCTTACCGCTTGTCAGTGCACCGCTGTTGGTCCAAGTGACCTCACCAGCGCTTTTCATACTTTGTTTAGCTTGCATCTCGTCTACGAACGCATCAGTCTCCGCGAATACACCCGGAGCAGTCTGATTGTTCAGCATGTTGAGAGTCTGAGACCAACGTTTATTGATCTCGCGTTGTGGATCCTTCATCAAACGAACCAAACCGAAGTGGTTCATGGTTCTTTTGCTCACGTCACTGTACGCGAACATAGGCAATACAGAAAATCCATCAAATGGTAAGGGACTATCGTCGTCATACAGTATCATATCACCAGTAAACTGCAGCCAGCGGACTTTTTTGTCCATCATAGCCTCTATTACCATCTCTTCTCCAAATTCTTCAGCGTAGAGAGACCTCACGTCCTTGGTGGGCTTCTCAGGAGCCTCCTCGAAGACACCCGCCTGTGGATTCCAGACATAGTATCTTTGGAACGCTTCCCAGTACTCCATATGGATAACTCTAATCATCTGTCGACCCGCATCGTAGAAGTTTAGGTCAAGAGGTTTGTTATAGTCGGAGTCATCGCCCATATTGTCTACCGGAGTCTCAAACGGAGGTTGATTTTTCAATCCTTCGCTATCTCCGAAGCGCCAATTGCGTGCTTCCTCTATAATATGCTCTATCTTTCTACCCTTTACGTGTGGGTAACGCATCTTAAAGTCTTCTATATTCAACCACCTATCCCAACAGAGGTATGCAGCGTCCTCAAGATTAGGTCGACGTGCTGATGGATCGAAATGTATCTCATGTACAGATACTTCGATCTCTGTCATCTCGATTTCACCAAATCTCTTGGGATCTGGACCAAAGTCGATGGCACAATAGCCTCTACCACTGATTGCAGCAGATTCTAGAGCAGCATCTTCTTCGTCTTCAAAGGCATTGGTCTCCTGTTCCCACACAGCTAGGTCATTTAAGACCTCGCATAAGAATCCGTCAGTGGGATCTA